ATTTTTTTTGAAAGGAGATGTTTTTATATGAATAAGTGGTTTACTGCCCTCGTAACGGCTATTGCAGCCGCCGCAAGCTACCTTCTCGGTATCAATAACCCTCTTTAAGAAAGGAGATTTTTAATCATGGCACAACGTAAAAAAGTTTCTCGTAAAGGCTCTCGCCGATTGTTTACTGCTGTCGGTAACCGTACCCAGTCTATTAATTTGCAACAGCCCCCGCATAGAGGAGGTTGGAGATTATGAGTAATGTTTTATCTCGTTTTAGTCCCTCTACTCGGTGTTATGCTGCTAATAATGGTGTTACTCTTACTGTACAAGATGAATCTATTGTAAACCAATGTGATATTAATAAACTCTGTGATAACTATATTCGTACTGGCGAATATTATCCCGGACTTCTTGCACGTAAGCTTCGCCGTCCTGTTTTTGGTGAGTTTGACCCTTCTAAACAATCTCTCAGTAATGTTCTTATGGCTCAAAGACGTGCTTTGGAAAGTTTTGATTTGCTTCCCCCTGAAATACGTGAACGTTTTAATAATGATCCACGTAAATTTTTTGAATTTGTAACGGATATGAATAACCAAGATGAAATTATCAAAATGGGTCTTGCCGTTGATAAGCGCCCTGTTGAAACTGTTCAAAAGGTAGAAATTGTCAACCCCGAGTCAGCGAAGGGGTCGGAGTGAATTTTGTGAACGGAGCCTAGCTTTTCCTACTTGTTCATATATATGCTAGGTGACACCCCCCGCATGGAGCCTACGTTTTCAGCTATTCCATGCGGGTAAAATAAAAAAAAGGATGTGATTCTTTTGAAATCAAATATGATACATCGCTTTAGCAATGTACCGGAAGCTAATATTCAACGTAGTCGTATTAAGCGTAGTTTTACATATAAAACTACTTGCTCCGAAGGTTATCTTATTCCTTTCTATAATGACATTATGTATCCCGGCGATACTTTTATTGGTCGTGCTACCATATTTGGTCGTATGGCAACACCAGTGTTCCCTATTATGGATAATCTTTTTGTAGATACCTTTTATTTTGGCGTTCCTTGGCGTCTTGTTTGGGATAAATTTCAAGAGTTTATGGGTGAAGTTAATCGTTCTGGTGAAATTACTACTTACGAGATCCCACACCGTACTGTAACTACTGCTTATCAAGCAAATTCTCTTGAAGATTATTTCGGACTTCCGACTAAAGTTACTGGATACTCTCACAGTATCTTGCCACTTCGTGCTTACGCTTTAATTTACAATGACTGGTTTAGGTCTGATTATCTGCAGGACCCCATTGGTATTGAGTTTGGTGACTACAATGAGGATAGCACTCATAATTATGACGACGGGTACGTCCTTATGCACCGTGGCAAACGTTTTGACTACTATACGTCCTGTCTGCCATTTCCTCAGGCTGGTCCCGGCGTTGAGGTGTCTTTAGCTGGCGATGCGCCCGTTCGTGGACCTATGTTTGTTGCTGCCGCTCCTGGCACTTCTTCGGGTACTCAGCTTTATAACGGTAATGATAATGTCGTCCATTGTGACATTTCTACTGGTACTTATCTCTACGCCGCTAATCCTGCTTCTGCCAGTCCTACTGGTCTTTATGCTGATCTGAGTAGTCTTACTTCTATTACCATTAATACTTTACGCGAGGCTTTTGCAATGCAACATTTCCTTGAGCGTCTTGCTGTTGGTGGTAATCGCTATACCGAAATTGTTTATTCTATGTTCGGTGTAAAATCTCCTGACGCTCGGCTTCAACGTCCGGAATTTCTTGGTCACGGTCAGGCTCGTATTAATATTAATCCTGTCGAGCAGACCGCTCAAAGTTCTGAAACGAGTCCGCAAGGCAATCTTGCCGCTTATGCCGTATTCAGAAATGAACACCATGCGTTCAGCTATTCCGCTACTGAGCATATGATTATTCTGGGCTTGTTGTCTATCCGTGCTGACTTGACTTATCAGCAGCCGTTGTGGAAGCAATGGAGTTATAAGACCCGTGAAGAACTTTATTGGCCGCAATTTAGCCATTTAGGTGAACAAGCTGTTTATACACGTGAGATTGATTGCCGTGGTACTGAGTCGGATTCTACTGTCTTTGGTTATCAGGAACGTTACGGCGAATGTCGCTACTATCCGTCTTTAATTACCGGCTTATTTAAGTCAAATACTGATAGCGGTTTAGATCGTTGGCATTTGTCGCAGGATTTTAAAACTGCCCCTGTTTTAAACAGTGACTTTATAGTTGATAATCCGCCTGTATCCCGTATAGTAGCTGTTCCTTCGGAGCCGCATTTCTATATTGATATTTATATGGATTTGCAGTGTATCCGTCCTATGCCTATTTATAGTACTCCCGGCTTGACAAGGATGTGATGATATGAGCTTTCTCGGAGATATTGCTGGCGATCTTGTCGGTGGTGTTCTTGGTTTTGCTGGTCAAAATAGTGCTAATTCTGCTAACGCCGCCGCTGCCCAAGCTGACAGAGATTTCCAACGTGAAGTATTACAAAACCGTCACCAGTGGGAAGCTGACGATTACGAAAAAGCAGGTTTTAATCGTATTCTTTCGGTTACTTCTTCTTCTGGTGGTATTGGTTCTAATTCTTCTATCGCTGCCCAAAATGCTCTCGACCCTCTTGCTCGTGGCGTATCTTCTGCTGTTCAGACTAGACTTAGAAGTAAGGAACTTGATGAACAAATAAACCTGATGCGTAGTCAGATTTTTAAAAATCATGCTGACGCAGATAAAGCGGACGCCGAATATGATCTCGCTAGGTCCCAGTCTAGTTATTATAAGACTTTAGAAGATTATCAGGATATGCAGTCAATGGTTGCTGAACTTATGCTTCCATGGCAGGTTGAGCAGATGAAGCAAAATATTGTTAATTCCGCTAAAGTGTCTGATGCTCAGGTGGTCGAGCTTCTTGCTGGTGCTGGTGCTCATAGTGCCGTAGCCGAGGAAGCTCGTGAGCGTGCTCGTGGCTATCGCCGTGATAATGATGCTTTAGACAAGGTAGGTGGTGTTGGTAAGTTTTTTAATGACATTGGTGAATCTACCCTTGGAAAACGTGCTACTTCTTATGTCCGTGGATTCCTGAGCGGTCTGCCTTCCTTTGATTGGAATCCGCAGAAGGAGTTTGAAAAATATCGCAAACTTTATACTGGTCGCTAAATTGTCTTAAATTTGTCTACAATTTTTTTACCTTAAGGTATACAATTTTTTTACCTTAAGGTAAAAAAATGTATACCTTAAGGTATTTGAAGGACGCTAAATTGTCTTAAATTTGTCTACAATTTTTATATCTTTTTGTGTTATACTTTCTATAGAAACGAGGTGAAATATATGTGTCAAAATCCTTTAACTGCTTGGAGAGTACCGCCCAAAACTAATACTTTTGGTTATGCCCCTCAGGTAACTTTCGGCAAAATTAAAGGTCAGCTCATACGTTCACCTCGTTCTATTACTTTCCGCCGTTCGGAAGGCATTACTGGTTCTGAAATGAAAATTCCTTGCGGTAAATGCCCTGAATGTCGTGCTGCTCTGCGCCGCGATTGGTCACACCGTATTATGCAGGAGGCTTCTTGTTTTGATAAAGTTTCTTTTCTTACTCTTACTTACAACAATGATAATTTACCCCTTTCTGATTCTGGTGTTCCGACTTTGCGCAAGGAACATGTACAGTTATTTCTTAAACGTTTACGCAAAGCTCTTGGTCTTAGAAATACTCTTATTCGGTTTTATTGTGTTGGTGAATACGGTAGTAGATATTCTCGCCCTCACTATCATTTAATTATTTTTGGAGAGGACTTCAGCTATGATAGGAAAATTATTCGCAAGAACGGACGTTTTTATGATTATGTGTCTTGTACTATTTCTCGTCTGTGGCCTTTTGGATTTCATACCGTTAATGATTTTTCTAATGCTACCGCTCGTTACATTTCTGGTTATGTTACTAAAAAGCTTGTTGATACGGAGCTTCCTAAAGGGATTACTCCTAGCTTTCATACTATGTCTTTGCGGCGTGGTATTGGTTATACTTGGTTTGAAAGAAATTGGCGTAATGTTTTTTCTCCTTCCTCTGTGCGTATGGTTATCTCTTCAGATCTCACTCATCATTATACTGCTCGGGTGCCTCTTGCTTATTGGAACTGGCTTAAGTCTATAGATGAAGTGTTATATAAAGCTTGCAAATTATATTGCTATCGTATGGCTATGTCTATTCCCGAACGGTCTTTAACTGAGGCTGTCCGTGTTAATAGAGTATTACAAAATCAAATAAGAAAGGAGTGTCGTCCATTTGAAACTGCCAGACCGCGTACCTCTTGATATTACCGTATTTCCTTTCGGCGACATGAAATCGGCTCAGATGTACCGTGAAAATCGTTGTATGAGTGATAGAGATAGTACTATCATTTCTGCTTTTGGCTGTTATTTTTTATGTACATGGGCTATAAGGTATTAGCATGAATTTCGTATTTATGCTTTCTTTGCTTTTTCCCAGCTTGCAGTTTGAACGCATTGAGTCCTCGGAATATGTTCGTGTTTCCTTCGTTGTTCACAATTTCCGTCTTTTTTTGGACATACCCGTCGGACTTGCTCACGAACGTGTTGAGCTTAACGAGCGTAACGTATCTGTCGTGCTGGATAGGCTTGTCGCCTGCCTTCGTGCGTGTGCTAGCCCAGGCATCGCCCCCCTTGTTAGGTTATTTTTTGGTAAGTAAATATTATTTAAGGAGTTGATTTTTATGTCTAAAAGTCTGTTGTTTGGTGTTTATGATAAAGTTGCTCAAAAATATATTGGTCTTGAAGTGAGTGATAGCGAAGCCCTTTGTAAACGCTCTTTCTATAATCGTGTTCGTATGGCTCCTCAATCCCCTTTGGCTACCTATCCTAATGATTTTTCACTTATGCTTCTTGGAGAGCTTGACGATTCCACTGGTCGTGTAGATTCTTACGAAGTCCCTGTTACTGTATGTGCTAGTGCTATCCCTCCTGAAGTTTTCTCGGCCGCCGCTGAAGCTGTCGCAGATGATGCCCGTAATCGTTCTAACTAATTATTGATTTTCCCCCTCTATTGCCTTATAATTGGCTTTAGAGGGATTTTTTTTGAAAGGAGATGTTTTTATATGAATAAGTGGTTTACTGCCCTCGTAACGGCTATTGCAGCCGCCGCAAGCTACCTTCTCGGTATCAATAAC